ATGCGTAATATTGAAACCCTCTCGACTAAAACCGGACCGGATGACGCAGGACTTAATATTTTACTGACAGAGGCTCGTCTGGAAGAACGTCGGGCAAGGGCTGAGGCAATGGCTGCCCGCCTTGATAGCCTTGCGTGTCATATCACATCCCGCCAGCTAAACCACGTCGAAGCAGCAGAACTGCTGCGTGTGACTGCTGAAGCAATCCAGAACGAAGCGCAGGAGGTCCACTAATGGCTGATGCAATGGATCTCGTACAGCAGCGCGTTGAAGAAGAACGCCAGCGCCATATCCGTGCTGCCCGTACCAAAACGCCGGGCGTGTCCCGCGTACTTTGCATTGAATGTGAAGCGCCAATTCCGCCAGCACGACGCCGCGCCATTCCGGGTGTGCAGCTTTGCATTACCTGTCAGGAAATCGCAGAGCTGAAAGGCAAGCACTACAACGGAGGTGCTGTATGACAAGGGCAGTGCGTATCCATCAATTAAAAATTGCACCTAAGTATTTCAACGCTGTGGTTGCAGGTCAAAAGACGGCTGAACTTCGTAAAGACGATCGTGGCTATAAAGTTGGTGATGTTCTTTCTCTTTGCGAATGGAAGCATGCTGTATTTACGGGTAGGGAATGGGCCGCTGTTATCTCTCATGTGCTTCCGGCTAATGACGTCATGGCAGTTTCAGAAAAATGGGTGATGCTATCAATTCGCCCATTAACCCCATTAGAAGCTTTAGGATATGTTATTGCAGGAGGTGCTGTATGAGCACCATCCTGAAATGGGCGGGAAATAAAACCGCCATTATGTTCGAACTGAAAAAACACCTTCCTGCTGGCCCGCGACTGGTTGAACCTTTCGCGGGTTCCTGTGCTGTGATGATGGAGACGGATTACCCCAGCTATCTGGTTGCGGATATTAATCCTGATTTAATCAACCTCTATAAAAAGGTTGCCGCTGATTGTGAATCGTTTATATCTCGCGCCAGAGCTTTATTTGAGGAAGCAAACAGGGAGGTGGCTTATTACAACATAAGGCAGGAGTTTAATTACTCCACTGAAATTACTGATTTCATGAAAGCGGTATATTTCCTGTATCTCAATCGTCATGGTTACCGTGGATTATGTCGCTATAACAAGAGCGGGCATTTCAACATTCCGTACGGTAATTATAAAAATCCGTATTTCCCTGAAAAAGAAATTCGCGCATTTGCAGAGAAAGCCCAGCGTGCAACGTTTATCTGCGCAAGCTTTGATGAAACGCTGGCGATGCTGCAGGTGGGGGATGTGGTGTATTGCGATCCGCCGTATGACGGTACGTTTTCCGGCTATCACACTGATGGTTTCACTGAAGATGACCAGTATCACCTGGCATCCGTTCTTGAACATCGGTCATCAGAAGGACATCCGGTCATTGTTTCTAACAGTGATACATCCCTGATCCGTTCGCTGTATCGCAATTTTACTCACCACTACATCAAGGCAAAACGCAGCATCGGTGTAGCAGCTGGTGAGAGTAAATCTTCAACAGAAATCATCGCTGTTTCCGGGCCGCGCTGCTGGGTGGGATTTGATCCTTCGCGTGGCGTGGATAGTTCTGCCGTGTACGGAGTGCGTGCATGAGCCATGCTGATATGAACAACTGCAGCGGCTTTAACGAGGTCGCCGCAGCATTCTCATGGAACAGCCCGAAAAAGGCCATTAACCCTTATCTGGACCCGGCGGAAGTTGCGCCGGTTTCTGTGCTTTCAAACCTGATCACTCTGTACGCTACCGATAACGAGCAGGAACAACTGCGCCGCGAGGCTCTGAGTGATCAGGTATGGGAGCGTTATTTCTTTAATGAATCACGTGATCCTGTCCAGCGCGAAATGGAGCAGGATAAGCTCATTAGCCGGGCAAAGCTGGCGCATGAGCAGCAGCGTTTTAATCCGGGCATGGTCATCCTGGCGGACGTTAACGCCCAGCCTTCCCATATCAGCAAGCCGCTGATGCAACGTATTGAATACTTCAGCAGCCTGGGCAGGCCAAAGGCTTATTCCCGCTATTTGCGTGAGACGATTAAGCCATGTCTGGAACGACTGGAGCATGTACGCGACAGTCAGCTATCCACTTCTTTTCGCTTTATGGCAAGCCATGAAGGGCTGGACGGTCTGCTGATCCTGCCTGAAATGAGTCAGGATCAGGTGAAACGCCTGTCCACCCTGGTAGCTGCGCATATGAGCATGTGCCTTGATGCCGCTTGTGGCGATTTGTATGCCACCGATGACGTTAAGCCAGAAGAAATCCGCAAGACATGGGAAAAGGTGGCGGCGGAAACCCTGCGACTGGATGTCATACCACCTGCGTTTGAGCAACTCCGCCGGAAAAGAAACCGCCGTAAACCCGTGCCCTATGAACTCATTCCGGGGTCGCTGGCGCGTATGCTGTGCGCCGACTGGTGGTATCGGAAATTGTGGAAGATGCGTTGCGAATGGCGGGAAGAGCAGTTGCGTGCTGTTTGCCTGGTCAGCAAAAAAGCATCTCCCTATGTCAGCTATGAAGCCGTGATGCATAAACGTGAGCAGCGCCGTAAGTCGCTGGAGTTTTTCCGTTCTCATGAACTGGTGAACGAAGACGGCGACACGCTGGACATGGAGGATGTGGTAAACGCCAGCAGCAGCAACCCTGCGCATCGCCGCAATGAGATGATGGCCTGTGTTAAAGGTCTGGAGCTTATCGCGGAAATGCGCGGTGACTGCGCCGTTTTCTACACCATCACCTGTCCGTCACGTTTCCATTCCACGCTAAATAACGGCAGGCCCAACCCGACCTGGACAAATGCGACGGTAAGACAAAGCAGTGATTATCTGGTCGGCATGTTTGCTGCATTTCGTAAGGCGATGCACAAAGCCGGGTTGCGCTGGTATGGCGTGCGGGTGGCTGAGCCGCATCATGACGGCACAGTTCACTGGCACCTGTTGTGTTTCATGCGCAAAAAAGACCGCCGCGCCATTACTGCATTGTTGCGTAAGTTTGCTATCCGTGAAGACCGCGAGGAGCTGGGTAATAACACGGGGCCACGCTTTAAGTCTGAGCTGATAAACCCGCGCAAAGGAACGCCGACTAGCTACATCGCGAAATACATCAGTAAGAACATTGACGGGCGTGGTCTGGCTGGCGAGATCAGCAAGGAAACGGGTAAATCTCTGCGTGATAACGCTGAATACGTTAATGCCTGGGCGTCTCTGCATCGTGTTCAGCAATTCCGCTTCTTTGGCATTCCGGGGCGTCAGGCTTACCGTGAACTGCGATTGCTGGCTGGTCAGGCGGCAAGGCAACAGGGTGACAAAAAAGCAGGTGCGCCGGTACTGGATAACCCGCGCCTTGATGCCATTCTGGCTGCAGCTGATGCTGGTTGTTTTGCCACCTACATCATGAAGCAGGGCGGCGTACTGGTTCCCCGTAAATATCACCTCATCAGAACCGCTTATGAAATCAACGAAGAGCCGACCGCCTATGGCGATCACGGCATTCGTATTTATGGCATCTGGTCACCCATTGCAGAGGGCAAAATCTGCACTCATGCCGTGAAGTGGAAAATGGTTCGTAAGGCCGTTGACGTTCAGGAGGCGGCAGCCGACCAGGGCGCTTGCGCCCCTTGGACTCGTGGCAATAACTGTCCCCTTGCTGAAAATTTGAACCAACAGGAGAAAGATAAATCAGCTGATGGGGACACCAGAACGGATATTACCCGCATGGATGACAAGGAGTTGCACGATTATCTGCATAGTATGAGCAAAAAAGAGCGCCGGGAACTGGCAGCAAGGTTACGCCTGGTTAAGCCGAAACGGCGTAAAGACTACAAACAGCGAATTACAGATCATCAGCGACAGCAGCTCGTCTATGAACTGAAGTCCAGAGGATTTGATGGCAGCGAGAAAGAGGTCGATTTACTCCTTCGCGGTGGCAGTATTCCGTCAGGAGCAGGCCTGCGTATCTTCTATCGGAACCAGCGTTTGCAGGAAGATGATAAGTGGAGAAACCTGTATTAATTACGCGGGTTAACAATTCGTGCTCTTAATAATACCAGGCATATCAGGCTGATGAACGTAAAAAAACGTTTTACATCAGTAAGATTATTATATACTGTAAATATAAACAGTGGTTATATTTACAGTATTGCTTTGGTGTCATAGGAGGAAAGATGCAGGACTATTTTTTGGAGTCTTTGAAGCTCCAGCGCATTGATTTTTTTCTTAAGCTTGTAGCGGCTAGTGAGTGTAGTGATGAAGAGAAGGGGCTGGCTCTGCAGTGGGTTTCTGAACTGACAGATGAACTCATGGCAAAAATCAGAACCCACGAATACAACCGCTCAATGGATGTCATCAGCTGAGGTGACTTTTATGCGCATTGAAATAATGATCGATAAAGAGCAGAAGATTAGCCAGTCTACACTGGACGCCCTTGAATCCGAGCTTTACCGCAATCTGCGCCCCCTGTATCCCAAAACGGTAATTCGTATTCGCAAAGGTAGCTCTAACGGTGTGGAACTGACCGGACTGCAACTGGACGAAGAAAGAAAACAAGTGATGAAAATTATGCAGAAGGTGTGGGAAGACGACAGCTGGCTGCATTAAGAAACGTTGCTGGCGTCTGAACTTGTTTCTGGCGTCAGCAAGGTTGAACAACGAGCCCTTGCGAGGCGTTAGCTCTGTAGTGCATGTCTATGCCGCATGAGATCGCATGATCGTTTGAGGATCGTTTTTGCTAAGGCCCGCCAGAACTGGCGGGCTTTTGCGTAGATCATGCACCTGCATGAAAACCACTACATAAAGCGGGCAGGCGTGGCGGGGATACGAGCGCGCGCTATCACGTAAAATAGGCAAAATACTTCTGGAAAACAGAAAGTTGAAGTGATATGTTCATAAACACGCATGTAGGCAGATTTGTTGGTTGTGAATCGCAACCAGTGGCCTTAATGGCAGGAGGAATCGCCTCCCTAAAATCCTTGATTCAGAGCTATACGGCAGGTGTGCTGTGCGAAGGAGTGCCTGCATGCGTTTCTCCTTGGCCTTTTTTCCTCTGGGATGAAGAAGAAATGACAAAAACATCTAAACTTGACGCACTTAGGGCTGCTACTTCACGTGAAGACTTGGCTAAAATTTTAGATGTTAAGTTGGTATTTTTAACTAACGTTCTATATAGAATCGGCTCGGATAATCAATACACTCAATTTACAATACCGAAGAAAGGAAAAGGGGTAAGGACTATTTCTGCACCTACAGACCGGTTGAAGGACATCCAACGAAGAATATGTGACTTACTTTCTGATTGTAGAGATGAGATCTTTGCTATAAGGAAAATTAGTAACAACTATTCCTTTGGTTTTGAGAGGGGAAAATCAATAATCCTAAATGCTTATAAGCATAGAGGCAAACAAATAATATTAAATATAGATCTTAAGGATTTTTTTGAAAGCTTTAATTTCGGACGAGTTAGAGGATATTTTCTTTCCAATCAGGATTTTTTATTAAATCCTGTGGTGGCAACGACACTTGCAAAAGCTGCATGCTATAATGGAACCCTCCCCCAGGGAAGTCCATGTTCTCCTATTATCTCAAATCTAATTTGCAATATTATGGATATGAGATTAGCTAAACTGGCTAAAAAATATGGATGTACTTATAGCAGATATGCTGATGATATAACAATTTCTACAAATAAAAATACATTTCCGTTAGAAATGGCTACTGTGCAACCTGAAGGGGTTGTTTTGGGAAAAGTTTTGGTAAAAGAAATAGAAAACTCTGGATTCGAAATAAATGATTCAAAGACTAGGCTTACGTATAAGACATCAAGGCAAGAAGTAACGGGACTTACAGTTAACAGAATCGTTAATATTGATAGATGTTATTATAAAAAAACTCGGGCGTTGGCACATGCTTTGTATCGTACAGGTGAATATAAAGTGCCAGATGAAAATGGTGTTTTAGTTTCAGGAGGTCTGGATAAACTTGAGGGGATGTTTGGTTTTATTGATCAAGTTGATAAGTTTAACAATATAAAGAAAAAACTGAACAAGCAACCTGATAGATATGTATTGACTAATGCGACTTTGCATGGTTTTAAATTAAAGTTGAATGCGCGAGAAAAAGCATATAGTAAATTTATTTACTATAAATTTTTTCATGGCAACACCTGTCCTACGATAATTACAGAAGGGAAGACTGATCGGATATATTTGAAGGCTGCTTTGCATTCTTTGGAGACATCATATCCTGAGTTGTTTAGAGAAAAAACAGATAGTAAAAAGAAAGAAATAAATCTTAATATATTTAAATCTAATGAAAAGACCAAATATTTTTTAGATCTTTCTGGGGGAACTGCAGATCTGAAAAAATTTGTAGAGCGTTATAAAAATAATTATGCTTCTTATTATGGTTCTGTTCCAAAACAGCCAGTGATTATGGTTCTTGATAATGATACAGGTCCAAGCGATTTACTTAATTTTCTGCGCAATAAAGTTAAAAGCTGCCCAGACGATGTAACTGAAATGAGAAAGATGAAATATATTCATGTTTTCTATAATTTATATATAGTTCTCACACCATTGAGTCCTTCCGGCGAACAAACTTCAATGGAGGATCTTTTCCCTAAAGATATTTTAGATATCAAGATTGATGGTAAGAAATTCAACAAAAATAATGATGGAGACTCAAAAACGGAATATGGGAAGCATATTTTTTCCATGAGGGTTGTTAGAGATAAAAAGCGGAAAATAGATTTTAAGGCATTTTGTTGTATTTTTGATGCTATAAAAGATATAAAGGAACATTATAAATTAATGTTAAATAGCTAATGAACAGCCCTAACGTTATGAATGCTAAGGCTGATTTTTCGTTAAAATTTATATGGTTTGAATTGTAATATATTATCTTCAAGCCATTTATTTAATTCCTGCATCCTTTTCTGTAAGGGTATTAATTCGTTCCTCACAAACACTAAACTCGCTTTTTCCACATCCCCAAACCCCCCGACATTATTTGGCATAATCCCCATCATTTGCGGTGGCACACGGTGCGCTGCCATCATGTCATCGCGGCTGACATTTTTGATATTCAGAAACTCATCCTTCGCCGCCACTTCTGACAACGGGATAATCTGAAGCCCGTCCTTTTTACCGTTAGGCGAGTACATAAACAGGTTACGGAAGTTACCAGGACCTTTGGCGCTTTTCATCGCATTGCGGAGGTTGTTCACATCCTCCTGGTTCTGCGCTGCATCGGTCATGTACATGATGAAGCCTGCATGACTGCCGTTAATGTAATACTTGCGGCGGAACAGCGTGGCGGACTCGTTGAGCAGAGCTGACGGAATGGCAGAAAGATAACCGGGCAGGCCGTAGATCTCCTGGTTGATGTCCGGTTCCATCAGATGAAAAATGTTGCCTTTCGTGAACTGATACGGCTGCGTAGTCATGCCGTATTGCACAAACCAGTAGGTATCAAGGTCTAACCCGCGTCGGGTGTATTTTGCCAGTGCAGGCTCAAGGGCGATAACTTCACCGAAGCGGTTCGTGCGTTTCTCCAGGTAGGCGTTACCAAAAACCAGATAGTCCTGTACAAAACGCGAAAAAGCCTGCTGGCTGAGCAGCGGGTGAGGGATGTAGGTGCTGGTCAGAATGTTGCACTTCACTGCAATCGGTGAGCTGTGATGCACGGCGGCGCGGAAGGTTCGCGCCAGTCCGTCGAAACTCACAGGCGGCTCGTACCAACGATCCATCTGTACGCATTCCACATAGTCCAGCAGTTCGCGGCGGTCCAGAACAGGAACGGGATCACCGAAGCTGAATGCTTCGGCTGAAGTCTGGCTTTTATGCTGGATCTGTTTCGTCGACGCAGCGCGGTTCTTCTTACTCTTTCCCATCAAAAAATCTCCACAATATTGCTGGTATTGGCGGACTCGCCCTGCAGCGGTTCGTTAAACAGTGCGTGCATTGTTGCCCAGGCCAGATCGGCATGGCTGGCTTCTTCGCTGCGGCTGGCTTCATAGGTCGGGCGGTTGCCACTGGCAGTGGTAGCGCGACGGATTGCCATAAATGACTGCGCAATGTCGGTGTGCCCGGCGTCAAACTCCAGACGGCGGTGGCTGATAATGTCGTAGGCCTTGAGTACCAGGGCGTTTTTAACGTTGGGGTTATAGACAAACTCCCTGACGGCAGGAAAAAACGCTTTCACGTTCTCGTAAACCCCGTGACCGACGCCGGTCGAGTCGATACCGATATAGGTCACGTTATACTGTTCGGTCAGTTTTTTGATGGCGTCAGCCTGGGCGCGGAAGTCCATCCCGCGCCACTGGTGACGCTCAAGAATGCGGAACTTACCACCCGGCACGGCTGGCGGAGCCACCACCACGCATCCGGCACTGTCGCCGTTCTGCGTACCTTTTGCCGGGTCATAACCGATCCACACTTCGCGCCAGCCAAACGGGTGCAGGGCCAGTGCATGAAAGTCGGTCCAGACTTCCCAGCTGTCCACCATGCACGCCTGCAGTTCGCTGAGCGGGAACACGGACGCGAGATCGTCCACGAACTCGCACATCAGCAGGTTCTGGTATTCGTCCGGGCTGTACTCCATGCGCAGCTGGTCGAGGTCGAACAGGTTACAGCCGCCGCGCACCGCATCTTCCACGGTGACTATCTGGCGGTATTGCCCGTCTGCGCACAGCAGGCCGGGGGCCAGATTGCTGTGGGACAGGTCGATGTCCACCTTGTCAGCTTTGTTGCGTCCACGGTTGAACAGCGCACCGGACCAGAACGGATAAGCACTGTGGGTCAGGCTGGATGGCGTGGAAAAATAGGTTTGTCGCCATTTCTTGTGAATAGCCATCCCGGAAGCCACTTTGCGCAGCTCCTGGAATTTCGGTATCCAGAAATATTCATCCAGATACAGGTTGCCGTGATAACTCTGGGCCGTGCGGGCATTGGTGCCGAGGAAGTAAAGCGTGGCTCCGTTAGGAAGCACCATCGGATCGCCTTTTAGCTCCACCTCGACTTCTTTGGCGAAGTCGATGATGTATTGTTTAAAGACGTGGGCCTGAGCCTTACTGGCAGAAAGGAAAATCTGGTTACGTCCGGTAAGCAGGGCGTCAATCAGGGCTTCACGGGCAAAATAGAAGGTCGCGCCGATCTGGCGAGACTTCAGCAGGTTGCGGATGCGGTTGGTTTTTCCGGCTTCCCACCAGTGGCGCTGGTAGTTGAACATGGAGGAATGGAAGATTTCTTCCAGCTTCTCAATCTGCTCATCGGTGAAAACATTCTTTTCCGGCTGACGGCGCGGGCCTTTGTTGCGGTTGGCGACGTTAGGGTTTAAGTCGGCTTCGTTGCCGCCATTGTTAAATTTGCCGATCCGCGCGTGGCGCTCCGACTGGCGCGCCAGCAGGTCAATCTCTTTGAAATCTTTCCCTTCTTTGTGCTCCTTCATGATGAGCTGGCAGTAGCGTGCGGCGGTGGTGAGCTGCATCTGATCCAGCGGCCCATAGTCACCCCACTTGTCGCGTTTTTTCCAGCTGTGAACGGTTGCAACTTTCTCGCCCAGCATTTCAGCAATGCGGGCTACGCGGTATCCCTGAAAGTACAGCAGCATGGCCTGCCGACGGGGATCGAGATCTGCGGGTGTCAGTGTGGTGTTCATGGCACAAACCTACAGTCTTGAATGAAGGCTTTCCCCGCCTGCGGTTTGTGTGGTTGTCGGTACAAATACCGCGCATTGTTTCACTGCCCTCATCACCGCAACCATAAGGCTCCAGTAAGTTTTTTCTAACGGAGCACGGCTCATGACAGTGAAAGCAAAGCGTTTTCGCATCGGGGTGGAAGGTGCCACCACCGACGGACGCGAAATCCAGCGTGAATGGCTGGAACAGATGGCAGCCAGCTACAACCCCGCAGTGTATACCGCGCTGATTAACCTTGAGCACATCAAGTCTTATCTGCCGGACAGCACCTTTAACCGCTACGGCAAGGTGACGGCGCTGTTTGCTGAAGAAATCACGGAAGGCCCGCTGGCAGGCAAGATGGCGCTGTATGCCGACGTTGAGCCAACGGAGTCCCTGGTGGAGCTGGTGAAAAAAGGCCAGAAATTATTCACCTCTATGGAAGTCAGCCCGAAGTTCGCTGATACGGGCAAAGCCTACCTGGTTGGCCTGGCTGCCACTGATGATCCAGCCAGTCTGGGTACGGAAATGCTGACATTCAGCGCCAGTGCAGCCCATAACCCGTTGGCAAACCGCAAGCAGAATCCCGCCAATCTTTTTACCGCTGCAGAGGAAACGGTGATCGAACTGGAAGAAGTCCAGGATGACAAACCGTCCCTGTTTGCCCGCGTCACGGCGCTGTTCACCAAAAAAGAGCAGTCAGACGATGCCCGGTTCTCTGATGTGCATAAGGCCGTGGAGCTGGTCGCCACTGAGCAGCAGAACCTGAGCACACGCACCGAAAAATCCCTGGCTGAACAGGAAGAACGCCTGTCTGAGCTGGAGACTGCTCTGCAGGAGCAGCAAACCGCCTTTAAAGAACTGGTGAATAAGCTGAGTCATGAAGACAGCCGCCAGGACTACCGCCAGCGTGCAACAGGCGGTAACGCCCCCGCTGACACTCTGACCAATTGCTGATGGAGCACAAAACCTGATGAAGAAGAATACCCGCTTTGCTTTTAACGCTTACCTGCAGCAGCTGGCGCGTCTGAACGGTGTGGCAGTTGAAGAACTGTCCAGCAAGTTCACCGTGGAGCCGTCTGTACAGCAGACGCTGGAAGACCAGATCCAGCAGTCCGCCGCTTTCCTGACGCTGATTAACGTCACGCCAGTGACTGAGCAGTCCGGTCAGCTGCTGGGGTTGGGTGTTGGTAGCACCATTGCCGGAACCACTGACACCACCGCGAAAGAGCGTGAACCTGTCGATCCTACGCTGATGGTCGATGTTGAATACAAATGCGAGCAGACCAACTTTGACACGGTACTGACCTACGCGAAGCTGGACCTGTGGGCGAAGTTTCAGGATTTCCAGGTGCGTATCCGTGACGCCATCGTGAAACGTCAGGCACTGGACCGCATCATGATCGGCTTTAACGGCGTGAAGCGTGCGAAAACCTCCAACCGTAGCGAAAACCCGCTGCTGCAGGATGTGAATAAAGGCTGGCTGCAGAAAATCCGTGAGGATGCACCGGATCACGTCATGGGCAGCACCACCACGGGTGGTGAAACCACACCGGGTGCGGTGAAAGTCGGGAAAGGTGGCGAATATGCCAACCTGGACGCCGTAGTGATGGATGCCGTCAATGAGCTTATCGACGTGGTTTACCAGGACGATGACGATCTGGTGGTGATTTGCGGGCGTGAACTGCTGTCTGACAAGTATTTCCCGCTGGTCAACAAAGAGCAGGAAAACAGTGAAAAACTGGCTGCCGATATGATCATCAGTCAGAAACGCATGGGGGGCCTGCAGGCCGTGCGTGCGCCGTTCTTCCCGCCGAATGCGCTGCTGATCACCCGTCTGGATAACCTGTCCATCTACTGGCAGGAAGACACCTGCCGCCGTTCAGTTATTGACAACCCGAAACGTGACCGGATTGAAAACTTTGAATCTGTTAACGAAGCCTATGTGGTTGAGGACTACCGCTGCGCCGCACTGGTGGAAAACATCCAGATTGGCGACTTCAGCGCCGCCGCAGCAGAAACCGGAGCGTAATCCATGAGCCTGAGTCCCGCACGGCAGCATCGCCTGCGCGTTCAGGCTGAACAGGCCGCCCGTGAGGGCGGCAGTGTTCGCCACGCGTCGGGCTATGACCTGATGCTGCTGCAACTGGCGGAAGACCGCCGCCGTCTCAAGGGCGTTCAGTCCACGGTGAAAAAAGCGGAAATAAAGGTGGAGCTGCTGCCGAAATATGCCGCCTGGGCGGAGGGCGTCTTGGCTGCCGGAGGCGCTCAACAGGATGACGTGCTGATGTACGTGATGCTGTGGCGCATTGATGCCGGAGATTATGCCGGGGCGCTGGAGATCGGGCGTCATGCCCTGCGTCATGGCTGGGTGATGCCGCTGGGTAACCGCAACGTGCAGACCGTGCTGGCAGAAGAAATGGCAGATGCAGCGCAGAGCGCAATGCTTGCCGCCACCGGCTTTGATGCCGATCTGTTGCTGCAGACGCTGGAGCTGACAGACGGTCTGGATATGCCAGACCAGTCACGGGCGCGTCTGCATAAAGCGATTGGCGCTGTCCTGAGTGAAAGCAATCCGGCTTCCGCCCTTAATCATCTCAACCATGCGTTACAGCTCGATCCCCGCTGTGGCGTGAAAAAAGACAAACAGCAGCTGGAGCGCAGACTGCGCAATGACAGCCGCTGACAGAACGTGCCCCCGCGCACGGGCGGCACGGGGTGGCGAAAGGCACTGCCACATCAAAACCCCGTCCACCGCCCTTTATTTCAGGAGAAAGCAGCATGAAGTTTGTTGCGCCAGAACAGGCACCGGAACAGGCGGAAATCATCAGAAATACGCCGTTCTGGCCTGATGTGGACCTATCGGAGTTTCGAAGTGTTATGCGCACTGACGGCACGGTGACGCAGCCGCGTTTAAAACAGGTTGCCCTGTCGGCAATTTCGGAGGTCAACGCAGAGCTGTATGAGTTTCGCAGACGCCAGCAGATGCTGGGATATGCCTCGCTGGCAGAGGTTCCGGCAGAACAGCTGGATGGGAAAAGTGAGCGTATTCAGCACTATTTCAACGCGGTTTACTGCTGGGCACGCGCCATGCTCAACGAACGATACCAGGACTATGACGCCACGGCATCCGGTGTGAAGCGAGGCGAGGAACTGGCAGAAGCCAGCGGTGATTTATGGCGTGACGCCCGCTGGGCCATCAGCCGGGTACAGGATGCGCCGCACTGCACAGTGGAGCTTATCTGATGAAAGTGCGTGCGCATCAGTATGACACGGTGGACGCGCTTTGCTGGCGTCATTACGGGCGCACGCAGGGTGTCACGGAGCAGGTACTGAAGGCAAATCCGGGGCTTGCCGAATACGGCCCCTTTTTACCTCACGGGCTGCAGGTGGAGCTGCCGGACATTCCGACCACCACCACCGTGCAGACCGTCCAGCTATGGGACTGAATTATGACGCTTGAGCGAATCAGCGTCTTTATCACGTATTGCATCGCCGTCGTGCTGGCCTGGTTGGGCGATTTGTCCATCAAGGATGCCTCAACGCTGGGCGGCCTGATGATTGGTGTGCTGATGCTGGCTATCAACTGGTATTACAAACACAAAGCCTACCAGCTTCTGCGCGACGGGCAGATCTCGCGGGAGGATTATGAATCCATCAATCGTTAAACGTTGCCTTGTCGGGACCGTGCTGGCTATTGCTGCCACGCTGCCGGGTTTTCAGCAGCTTCACACCTCCGTGGAGGGGCTGAAACTGATTGCCGATTACGAAGGCTGTCGTCTGCAGCCGTATCAGTGCAGTGCGGGCATCTGGACCGACGGTATTGGTAATACATCTGGCGTCATTCCCGGCAAAACCATTACGGAACGACAGGCAGCGGAAGGGCTGATCTCCAACGTGCTGCGTGTGGAGCGGGCGCTGGAAAGGTGTGTGAAGCAACAGCCGCCGCAGAAGGTGTATGACGCTGCGGTGTCGTTTGCCTTCAACGTGGGTACGGGCAATGCCTGCAGTTCCACGCTGGTGAAATTGCTCAATCAGCGGCGCTGGGCGGATGCGTGCCGACAGTTGCCGCGCTGGGTGTATGTAAAAGGTGTGTTTAATCAGGGGCTGGATAACCGCCGTGCGCGGGAGATGGCCTGGTGCTTACAGGGAGCAAACTGAAATGAAAAAGAAATTAATCAGCGGGCTGTTTCTGATGTTATGGATGGCGCTGTTAATCGAAGCAATGGTGTATCCGCAGGGGATTTTTCCGGTACTGGCAGCGTCCGGCGTTTGGGTAGCCTGTCTGCTGACATGGGCGGTAATTCCGGTAGCACTGGCTGCGTTAATTAAGAATGGCCCGCTCTGGCAGGAGTTGAGGGCATCTTTGCTGAAGACAATTACCCGAAAAGAAAACGTATTTATCAGCTGGGTGATGCGATTGCTGATTGTCGTAAGTCTCGCATGGACGGGGTGGGCTATTACCCTGGTCTTTTATCTACTGACCGTTATTGCCTTCTGGATCACCCGTAATCAGATGGCGCAACAGGTAGCAGCATGAACCGGTTGCTGCTGGTTGTGCTGGCGTTATTACTGGCGGCGCTGGGCTGGCAGACGTGGCGGCTGGCTGATGCCAGCCAGACCATTAGCACGCAGGCAGACGAGCTGCAGAGCAAAAGCCAGGCACTGGCAAAGAGCAACAGCCAGCTTATCAGCCTGTCCATTCTGACTGAAACCAATAACCGGGAGCAGGCGCGGCTCTATGCCGAAGCAGAACAGACCAGCGCACTGCTGAGACAACGACAACGCCGGATTGAGAAACTGAAACGTGAGAACGAGGATTTACGCCGCTGGGCTGATACTCCTTTGCCTGCTGACATTATCCGGCTGCGGGAACGTCCGACGCTCACCGGAGGTGCAGCTTACCGTCAGTGGTTGTCCGCGAGTGACGCCGTGTCGGCTGGATCAGGCAGCGCCGCGCACTAACGGTGATCTGAACGCGTTGCTGGATGAAACGGAGGCCGCCTGGGCGGTCTGTGCAGACAAAGTGGACATGATTATTGCGTGTCAGGAGCGAAACAGTGAACAAACCACAATCCCTGCGCCACGCCCTCAATAAAGCGGTGCCTTATGTCCGCAATAACCCGGACAAACTGCATCTGTTTGTGGATAACGGTTCGCTGGTTGCTACGGGGGCCAGCTCCATGTCATGGGAGTACCGTTACACCCTGAACGTGGTGATTGAGGATTTCAGCGGAGACCAGAATCTGTTGATGGCCCCGGTTTTATTGTGGCTGCGGGATAACCAGTCTGATGCCATCAATAACCCGGCGTTACGGGAAAAGTTATTCACCTTTGAGGTGGATATTTTGCGCAACGATGTCTGTGATATCAGCCTTAACCTGCAACTGACGGAGCGTGTGCTGGTCAGCACTGACGGCAGTGTGTCTAGTGTTGAAGCTGTAGCGGAACCCGATGAACCTGAAGAAATGTGGACGGTGAAACGTGGCTGAACTGCAGAAGGTGGACGACTGGCTGAGTGCTTTGCTGGCGAATCTGGAACCAGCCGCAAGAAGCCGAATGATGCGCCAGCTGGCGCAGGAACTGCGCCGGACACAGCAGCAGAATATCAGGATGCAGCGCAATCCAGATGGCAGCAGTTATGAACCGCGCAGGGTAACAGCACGCAGCAAGAAGTGGCGCATCAAACGTCAGATGTTTACAAAGCTGCGCACCACAAAATACCTGAAAACTGCCGCCAGCGCCGACTCTGCCAGCGTGCAGTTTGAAGGCAAGGTACAGCGCATTGCCCGTGTTCATCACTACGGCTTACGTGATCGCGTCAGCCGCAAAGGACCGGAGGTCCGTTACGCAGAGCGTCGTTTGTTGGGAGTAAGCTCAACAACGAGAGAAATATCAAATAGAATTATCGTTGAATGGTTGATGAAAACATAAATGATAATTGTAGATTATATTATCTTTCTCTTGAAAAATGATAAATTCAAACCTTTTTCTTTAAAGTGACACAATGCAGCTTGAATATTTCTGTCATCATTGACTGCTTTTCCAGCGCCATCGGCAGAAGGGTAAATGTCTGCCGCACTAAACCCAGACCGGTTGCAAAGTAATAGCAATCGGCCTGCTTCAAAAGATGGGAGTGTTAATTTAAATATATTAGGATTTTTTTTCGGAATGCTAAGTTCTTCTAGGCCAAAAATTTGATACGGCTTACGATAGGCTCCGTTATGAGGGTGAACCGTAAAAGAACCATATTGTGCGGCTAAGTGTGGGCTTATGGAACCAGGCGCTTTAAATACATAATATGAATCCTCAGCCACAATGCCATTTTTATTAATTACCCAAATAGCCAATTTTGAATTTTCATCCCATTCTTTATAATTAGATACAGCTGAACTGGCTGCGAAGTAACATGCAGTATATGGTAGAGATGTCCAGTCAAGGAGTCGGGTAGGGACTCCATGATGTTGTGCCAACGCCATCAATTCAAGATAATCTTGGTTTGGCCAAGATGAAGGATTTTTTATAAACTCATTATTTACAGGTGAGTGTAAGTTCATTAAAGCTTCACGAAATGCTTTTGTATCATTAGGTATTTTAATCCCGGTTCTGTCACAGTGGTTAACAAACCGAATAAGGCTGAATAATTCATCTTTGACTAATCCATTTGCTTGCTTATGTTCATTATTATATTGACGAACAACACTTCTATTTATGTGATTATCTCTTAGGGCATATGGGATTAATTTCCAGTCAGCGTTTCCTTGTCCTCTGTAAATTAAATTATAGGGTTTCGGCAAATCCAAGTTTCTTGTCGGGGATAGTGACTCCCAAAGATCATCTGCAGTTTGAAAATCTATTTGTTTGAAGGAAGTTAAGCTAGTCATTGCTTAATAATTCTCCTTTTTGTATCACGAGCCAAACAACGTGGTATTGATGTGTTATTGATTTGATTATGAAACCATAATATTCATGAACGCACAACTAACCGAAATCATGCGCCTTATCACCAACCTGATCCGCACAGGTGTAGTCACCGAAGTGGATCGGGAAAACTGGCTTTGTCGGGTGAAAACGGGCGACCTTGAAACCAACTGGATTAACTGGCTGACGCTGCGCGCGGGTAATGCCCGCACATGGTGGCGACCATCGGAAGGTGAGCAGGTTGTGCTGCTGAGTCTGGGCGGCAATCTGGAAACCGCCTTTGCGCTGCCCGCTGTCTATTCGAATCAGTTCGCACCACCGTCTACGTCGGCGGACGCCTGCGTGACAGAACATCCTGACGGCGCCTGGTTTGAATACGAACCCGCCACCGGGCGCTGGTATGTCAGGGGCATCAAATCAATGGTCATTGAGGCCGCTGACAACATCACCATGAAAACCAGTGAGTTTGTGCTGGAGGCTGACCGCACGCGTATTAACAGCGAAGTGGTGATCAATGGTGGCGTTACCCAGGGCGGCGGAGCGATGAGTTCTAACGGGATCGTGGTTGATGCGCATCAGCATACTGGCGTTCTGAAAGGCGGCGACACAACCGGAGGCCCGGTATGACGCTTTATAGCGGGATGAACAATACCAGCGGCAAAGCCATTACTGATATTGACCATCTGCGCCAGTCGGTGCGGGACATTCTGCTGACGCCGCAGGGTAGCCGCATTGCTCGCCGTGAATATGGTTCCCTGCTGTCGGCACTGATAGACCAGCCACAAAATCCGGCGTTACGCCTGCAGGTCATGTCGGCAGTGTATGTGGCGCTGAGTCGCTGGGAGCCACGGCTGACGCTGGATTCCATCACCATCAACAGCCATTTTGACGGTTCAATGGTGGTGGGGCTGACCGGGCGGCGTAATAACGGTGTGCCTGTTTCCCTTTCCGTATCAACAGGAGCAGAGAATGGCAGTGATTGACCTTTCGCAGTTGCCTGCGCCGCAGATTGTCGATGTGCCGGACTTTGAGACGCTGCTTGCCGAACGCAAGGCCGAATTTGTTGCGCTTCATCCGAAAGATGAGCAGGAAGCCGTGATCCGCACGCTGGAACTGGAATCTGAACCCGTCACCAAATTGCTGCAGGAGAACGCTTACCGTGAGTTGCTTCTGCGCCAGCGCATTAACGAAGCCGCGCAGGCTGTGATGGTGGCTTACGCGATGGGCGGCGATCTTGACCAGCTCGCTGCCAACTACAACGTGAAACGCCTGACGGTGACGCCTGCTGATAATGACGCTGTGCCACCCGTTGCGGCCGTGATGGAAAGCGATGAAGCGTTACGCCTGCGTGTGCCCGCAGCCTTTGAAGGGCTTTCTGTTGCGGGGCCAACTGCCGCTTATGAATTTCATGCCCGAAGCGCCGACGGTCGGGTGGCGGATGCCAGTGCAACCAGTCCGGCACCTGCAGAGGTGGTACTGACTGTCCTGAGTCGTGAAGGCGACGGAACAGCAGAAAAAGACTTGCTGGATGTGGTGGAGAAAGCCCTGAACAGTGAGAACGTCCGCCCGGTGGCTGACCGTCTGACGGTTCGCAGCGCAGAAATCATCCCGTACCGTGTGGAAGCTACCATTTTTCTTTATCCGGGACCGGAAGCAGAGCCGGTAATGGCAGCGGCAAAAGTCAGCCTGCAGAGGTACATCGCCAGTCAGACGCGGCTCGGTCGGGATATTCGCCGTAGTGCTATTTTTGCCGCGCTGCATGTTGAGGGTGTTCAACGTGTGGAGCTGGCTTCTCCTCTGGCGGATGTGGTCCTGAACAAAACACAGGCCGCATCATGTACGCAGTGGAGCGTAACCAACGGAGGAACGGATGAATAGTCTGCTGCCACCGGGTTCAACTTCACTGGAGCGCCGGCTGGCGCAGACCTGTAGCGGGATTTCTGATCTGCAGGTGCCGCTGCGTGACTTGTGGAATCCGGCAACCTGTCCGGTCAGTTTCCTGCCTTATCTCGCCTGGGCGTTCTCTGTGGATCGCTGGGATGAGGGCTGGACAGAAAGCGTCAAGCGCCAGGTGGTGAAGGATGCTTTTTATATTCATCAGCATAAAGGGACCACCAGTGCCGTGCGGCGGGTGGTGGAGCCGTTCGGCTTTCTGATCCGCATTATTGAGTGGTGGCAGACCGGAGAGACACCGGGCACGTTTCGTCTGGATATCGGCGTGCAGGACCAGGGCATCACTGAAGATACCTATCTGGAACTTGAGCGACTGATAAGCGATGCCAAACCATGTAGCCGTCACATGATCGGCATGTCCATCAACCTGCAGACCAGCGGCCCGCATTGGGTGGGAGTCGCCAGCTATCTTGGCGAAGAAATCACGATCTATCCGTATATCAACGAAACAATTATTTCTGGCGGCACCGCGCATGAAGGCGGGGTGGTCCATGTTATTGACACAATGAGAGTGAATCCATGAGCACAAAATTTTATACCCTGCTGACGGATATTGGCGCGGCGAAACTTGCCAGCGCCGCCGCGCTCGGTGTGCCTTTAAAAATTACCCATATGGCGGTCGGCGATGGCGGCGGAACATTGCCAACGCCGGACGCAAAGCAGACAGCATTAGTAAATGAGAAACGCCGGGCTGCGCTGAATATGCTTTATATCGACCCGCAGAACAGCAGCCAGATTATTGCTGAACAGGTGATCCCTGAAAACGAGGGCGGTTGGTGGATACGTGAAGTGGGCCTGTTTGATGAGTCCGGGGCATTGATTGCCGTGGGCAACTGCCCGGAAAGCTATAAGCCGCAACTGGCTGAAGGCAGCGGGCGCACCCAGACCGTGCGCATGGTGCTGATTACCAGCAGTACGGACAATATCACCCTGAAAATCGACCCTGCTGTAGTGCTGGCAACCCGTAAATACGTGGATGATGAAGTCCTGGAATTAAAGCTGTATGTGGATGACCAGATGAGAAACCACATTGCCGCACAAGATCCTCATACCCAGTATGCGCAGAAACATAATCCGACATTTACCGGAGAACCAAAAGCGCCGACGCCTGCAGCAGGAAATAACACCACGCGGATTGCGACCACTGAGTTTGTTCAGGCCGCTATTACTGCTCTGATTAACGGTGCGCCAGCCACGCTGGACACACTGAAAGAAATTGCCGCAGCCATTAACAATGACCCGAAATTCAGTACCACCATTAACAATGCGCTGGCACTAAAAGCGCCGCTGTCGAGTCCGGCACTCACCGGAACGCCAACAGCACCTACTGCGGCGCAGTCGGTCAACAATACACAGATTGCCACTACGGCTTTTGTGAAATCGGCGATTGCAGGAATGGTGGGTTCTGCACCTGCGGCACTGGATACACTGAACGAACTGGCGGCGGCACTGGGGAATGATCCGAACTTTGCCACGACAATGCTTAATGCGCTGGCAGGTAAACAACCGCTGGACAATACGCTTACCAATTTGAGCGGAAAGGATGTATCTGGTCTTCTCACATACCTTGGTTTGGGAGAAGCGGCCAAATTGCCTGCGATTAGTGGCTCTTTATCATCATCTGGCTGGATAAAAATCCCTGTTATAGAGGGGAAGTCTTTTATTATCCAATGGGGAAGAATCGGACCTTCTGATAGTAAAACTGGTGTTGCAACAGGAAGTTATCCTATTGCTTTTCCAAATTCTGCATTTATGGCATTTATTGCTGAAAAAACCGCAGTATCCACAGGCCCAATAGGTATTAATTCCTGGGGAGTGTCCGAACTAACAAAAACAGAATTAAAGGCCATTTGTGCTGCAAGGACTATATCAACTTCAGCCGCAACTGAAACAGGTGATTTTCTGGTACTGGGATATTGAGCTTCCATAAGGATTATAAAATGTCGAGCATAATATACTACAGCTCTATAAATAATGCATTTTACCCTGAGCATTTGAAACAAGAATATATTAAATCTAATTCTTTTCCAGCAGATGCAAAACCCGTTAAATATTCTGTTTTCGAAGAATTTGCACTTAAACCAGCACCAGAAGGAAAATACAGGTGCGTTGGTGAAGATGGAATGCCATCATGGGCAGATATTCCACCACCAACACATGAGGAACAGATTGCCGCAGCCGAATTGAAAAAGCAGCAATTGATTAACCAGGTCAACGAATACATGAACAGTAAACAATGGCCCGGTAAAGCGGCTATTGGTCGTCTGAAAGGTGAGGAACTGGCGCAATATAATTTGTGGCTGGATTATCTGGACGCACTGGAACTGGTTGATACCTCCAGTGCTCCAGATATTGAATGGCCTACGCCTCCGGCAGTTCAGGCCAGATGACATCCGGCGCGGTGCTGGTATCTGTTGCCGTCACCGCGTCAATGTAATCCAGCACGGCGTTAAGTCGGGTGTTTTCTGTCTGCGTCAGCTTCCGCCCGGCCTGTAATTTCAGTTGAATCAGACTGATAGAAGCCATTGCAGCATCAATCAGCGACTGGCGCTGTGCTTCTGCCGCTTCTACTGCGGCGCNTGCTGATTACCAGCAGTACGGACAATATCACCCTGAAAATCGACCCTGCTGTAGTGCTGGCAACCCGTAAATACGTGGATGATGAAGTCCTGGAATTAAAGCTGTATGTGGATGACCAGATGAGAAACCACATTGCCGCACAAGATCCTCATACCCAGTATGCGCAGAAACATAATCCGACATTTACCGGAGAACCAAAAGCGCCGACGCCTGCAGCAGGAAATAACACCACGCGGATTGCGACCACTGAGTTTGTTCAGGCCGCTATTACTGCTCTGATTAACGGTGCGCCAGCCACGCTGGACACACTGAAAGAAATTGCCGCAGCCATTAACAATGACCCGAAATTCAGTACCACCATTAACAATGCGCTGGCACTAAAAGCGCCGCTGTCGAGTCCGGCACTCACCGGAACGCCAACAGCACCTACTGCGGCGCAGTCGGTCAACAATACACAGATTGCCACTACGGCTTTTGTGAAATCGGCGATTGCAGGAATGGTGGGTTCTGCACCTGCGGCACTGGATACACTGAACGAACTGGCGGCGGCACTGGGGAATGATCCGAACTTTGCCACGACAATGCTTAATGCGCTGGCAGGTAAACAACCGCTGGACAATACGCTTACCAATTTGAGCGGAAAGGATGTATCTGGTCTTCTCACATACCTTGGTTTGGGAGAAGGTTCGGCATTACCCGTTGGTGTGCCTGTTCCGTGGCCTTCCGCCACTCCGCCAACAGGCTGGCTGAAATGCAACGGTGCAGCATTTTCTGCTGAAGAATACCCGGAACTGGCAAAGGCTTACCCGACAAATAAATTGCCTGATTTACGTGGTGAGTTTATTCGTGGCTGGGATGACGGACGTGGTATGGATACGGGGAGGGCAATATTATCAGCTCAGGGCGATGCCATACGTAATATCTATGGTGAGTTCAGAACTGTAAACACTGAAAATTATTCAATATGGGAAACAGCAGGCTCGTTTAAGGGGGCCATAGTGCCATTGAGTCCCTCTACAAACAATAGTTATTTCTCCTTAACCAGAAGTATGGTGACAGAAAGAGCAGACGGCGCTGTTTACCCAAAAGTGATTGGCCTTGATGCTTCAAGAATTGTTCCAACTGCAAACGAAAATCGACCCCGTAACATTGCCTTTAATTATATCGTGAGGGCTGCCTGATGGAGAAAGCTATATTAAATAAGGAACTCATCGCCACAAAGGCGGGAGATATTACCGTTTATAATTATGATGGTGAAACGCGGGAATATATTTCTACATCAACTGAATATCTTGCTGTTGGCGTCGGTATCCCGGCATGTTCTTGTTTAGATGCGCCAGTTACACATAAAGCTGGTTATGCTATCTGCCGCTCAGCAGATTTTAACTCATGGGAATATGTGCCAGACCATCGCGGTGAAATTGTCTATAACACCGAAACGGGAGATGCCAAAGAAATCACAGCACCAGGCGACTATCCCGAAAAAACAACCACTCTCGCACCGTTAACGCCATACGATAAATGGGATGGTGAGAAATGGGTGACCGATACTGAGGCACAGCATAGCGCCGCAGTAGAAGCGGCAGAAGCACAGCGCCAGTCGCTGATTGATGCTGCAATGGCTTCTATCAGTCTGATTCAACTGAAATTACAGGCCGGGCGGAAGCTGACGCAGACAGAAAACACCCGACTTAACGCCGTGCTGGATTACATTGACGCGGTGACGGCAACAGATACCAGCACCGCGCCGGATGTCATCTGGCCTGAACTGCCGGAGGCGTAGGCCATTCAATATCTGGAGCACTGGAGGTATCAACCAGTTCCAGTGCGTCCAGATAATCCAGCCACAAATTATATTGCGCCAGTTCCTCACCTTTCAGACGACCAATAGCCGCTTTACCGGGCCATTGTTTACTGTTCATGTATTCGTTGACCTGGTTAATCAATTGCTGCTTTTTCAATTCGGCTGCGGCAATCTGTTCCTCATGTGTTGGTGGTGGAATATCTGCCCATGATGGCATTCCATCTTCACCAACGCACCTGTATTTTCCTTCTGGTGCTGGTTTAAGTGCAAATTCTTCGAAAACAGAATATTTAACGGGTTTTGCATCTGCTGGAAAAGAATTAGATTTAATATATTCTTGTTTCAAATGCTCAGGGTAAAATGCATTATTTATAGAGCTGTAGTATATTATGCTCGACATTTTATAATCCTTATGGAAGCTCAATATCCCAGTACCAGAAAATCACCTGTTTCAGTTGCGGCTGAAGTTGATATAGTCCTTGCAGCACAAATGGCCTTTAATTCTGTTTTTGTTAGTTCGGACACTCCCCAGGAATTAATACCTATTGGGCCTGTGGATACTGCGGTTTTTTCAGCAATAAATGCCATAAATGCAGAATTTGGAAAAGCAATAGGATAACTTCCTGTTGCAACACCAGTTTTACTATCAGAAGGTCCGATTCTTCCCCATTGGATAATAAAAGACTTCCCCTCTATAACAGGGATTTTTATCCAGCCAGATGATGATAAAGAGCCACTAATCGCAGGCAATTTGGCCGCTTCTCCCAAACCAACGTTTAAGAAAATGCAGCGATTACGACTAACTGGCATCATCCCCGGTTTTTATTCAGGGGATTGATCATGCTTATTGGCTATGTACGCGTGTCAACAAATGACCAGAACACCGATTTGCAACGTAATGCACTGAACTGCGCGGGATGTGAGCGGATTTTTGAGGACAAAATCAGTGGCACTAAGTCCGACAGACCGGGGCTTAAAAAACTGCTCAGGACACTATCGGCAGGTGACACACTGGTTGTCTGGAAGCTGGACAGGTTGGGGCGCAGTATGCGGCATCTCGTTACGCTGATAGAAGATCTGCGCCAGCGTGGCGTGAATTTCCGAAGCCTGACTGACAGTATTGATACCAGTACCTCAATGGGCCGTTTCTTTTTTCATGTCATGGGGGCCCTGGCTGAAATGGAACGCGAACTGATAGTTGAACGTACCAGGGCAGGGCTGGCTGCAGCTCGCGCCAAAGGCAGAGTAGGTGGACGCCGTCCTAAGTTGACTACCGAACAGTGGGCACAGATTGGACGTTTACTCGAGGCCGGAGAATCAAGACAGCGTATTGCACTGATTTTTGATGTGGGCGTTTCTACCATTTATAGAAAATTTCCGGCGAATGAGAACAATGAATCGCCCTGAGTCAGCATTATTTTGATTTTTCCTGTAAGCGGACAAATACCGTTATTTTGTGTGAATAACGACACAACTGCGCTTAGCTGTTTGTCAGGCACAATCACTTCAACATAGGGCGAAGCCTAATCCAATCAGGAGGTTCGCCACTATGGCTCAGGATTACCACCACGGAGTGCGCGTTGTTGAAGTCAACGAAGGCACCCGATCCATTACCACGGTGAGCACCGCCATCGTGGGTATGGTCTGCACGGGCGATGATGCCGATGCAAAAATGTTTCCTCTTAATAAACCCGTGCTGATCACTGATGTGCTGACTGCCAGCGGTAAAGCGGGTGAGTCCGGTACGCTGGCCCGTTCGCTGGACGCCATCGCTGACCAGGCAAAACCCGTGACCGTTGTTGTGCGTGTGCCGCAGGGTGAAACGGAAGAAGAAACCACGACCAATATCATCGGAGCAGTGACCGCTGAAGGTAAAAAAACAGGCATGAAAGCCCTGTTATCTGCCCAGTCACAGCTCGGCGTTAAACCGCGCATTCTCGGCGTGCCAGGTCACGATAACAAAGCCGTTGCTACTGAGTTGCTGAGTGTGGCGCAAAGCCTGCGTGGGTTTGCTTACCTGTCAGCGTATGGCTGCAAGACGGTGCAGGAGGCGATCACTTACCGTGAAAACTTCAGCCAGCGCGAAGGAATGCTGATCTGGCCCGACTTTACTGGCTGGGACACGGTGCTGAATGCCGAAGCAACGGCATATGCCACCGCCCGTGCGCTTGGTCTGCGCGCAAAAATTGACGAGCAGACCGGATGGCACAAAAGCCTGTCCAATGTGGGCGTTAACGGTGTCACCGGAATTTCTGCTGATGTGTTCTGGGATCTGCAGGACACGGCAACCGATGCTGGACTGCTGAACCAGAACGACGTCACCACCCTTATCCGCAAAGACGGTTTCCGCTTCTGGGGTTCCCGCTGCCTGAGTGATGACCCGCTCTTTGCCTTCGAAAACTACACCCGCACGGCGCAGGTGCTGATGGACACGATGGCAGAAGCACACATGTGGGCGGTGGATAAACCGCTTAACCCGTCGCTGGCCCGGGACATTATCGAAGGTATCCGCGCCAAAATGCGCAGCCTGGTCAGTCAGGGCTATCTCATTGGTGGCGATTGCTGGCTGGATGAGTCGGTGAACGACAAAGACACTCTGAAAGCCGGAAAACTCACCATCGATTACGACTACACGCCAGTGCCACCACTTGAAAACCTGATGCTGCGTCAGCGCATCACCGATCAGTACCTGGTGAATTTCGCCAGCCAGGTCAGCGCGTAAGGGGACAACATGGCTTTACCACGTAAATTAAAACACCTGAACCTGTTTAACGACGGGAATAACTGGCAGGGGATCGTTGAGTCGCTGACGCTGCCGAAATTCACCCGCAAATATGAGAAGTATCGCGGCGGCGGAATGCCGGGTGCAGTGGATGTGGATCTGGGGCTTGATGACAGTGCGCTGGACACAGAATTTTCCATTGGTGGTACTGAACTGCTGCTGTTTAAACAGATGGGCAAAGCCACGGTGGATGGCATCCAGTTGCGCTTTACCGGCTCTATCCAGCGTGATGATACCGGGGAAGTGCAGGCCGTGGAGCTTGTGGTGCGTGGACGTCACAAAGAAGTGGATTCCGGCGAGTGGAAGACGGGCGAAAGCAACACCACCAAAGTGACCAGTACCAACAGCTACGCGAAGCTGACTATCAATGGTGAGGTGCTCTATGAAGTGGACCTTATCAACATGGTGGAAATTGTGGACGGTGTGGACTTGATGGAAGCGCACCGCAACGCCCTCGGCCTCTGATGTATCTGAACGGCGCGGAATGCCGCGCCAGAACCCAATTTACAGGACAGCAAAATGAGCGATAAGCAGACTGAAAAGACCATTCTACTGGATACCCCCATCATGCGTGGTAAAACAGAAATTACCGAAATTGTGCTGCGTAAACCGCAGTCCGGTGCGCTGCGCGGTACACGCCTGCAGGCCATTATGGATATGGATGTGAACGCGATGATGACCGTGATCCCCCGCATCTCCAGCCCGGCGCTGACTGCACAGGAAATTGCAGAGATGGACCCGGCAGATCTCACTGCCATGTCGGTTGAGGTTGTCACTTTTTTGTTGAAGAAGTCGGTGCTTGCCGGTTTACCGACAGCCTGACGGTTGACGATCTGGTGGCAGATATCGCCACCATTTTTCACTGGCCGCCATCCGTTACTGACGTTATGCCGCTGACCGAAGTGCTGGAATGGCGGTATAAAGCGATTCAGAGAAGCGGGGCTAACGATGAGTGATAATAACCTGCGCCTGCAGGTCATTCTTAATGCGGTTGACAAACTCACCCGCCCATTCCGTGCTGCACAGGCCAGTTCGAAAGAGCTGGCTGGCGCAATTCAGAATACCCGAAACAGCCTCAAAGAATTGAATAAGCAGGCTGGCAGAATTGATGAATTTCGCAAGACGCGCTCGCAACTAGCCATAACAGCCAACAACCTGAACGCAGCCCGCGAAGAGGCGGCAAAACTCGCCACACAATTTGCTGCCACTAACAGGCCAACCGCCGCGCAGGCAAAGTTATTCAGTCAGGCCAAAACACGAGTACAGGAACTTCAGCAGACCTATAACGGCTTGTTGGGGGCGGTCCAGAGACAACGTCAGGCACTTAAAGAATCAGGGATTGATACCAGACAACTCAGTAGTGCCCAGCGAGAACTTAAGAAAAATGCTGAAGAAACAAGGCAGGCACTGGAGGGCCAGCAAAAAGCACTTAAACGTCTGGGTGAGCAACAGGCACGGATGAACGCTGCCAGAGAACAATACTCAAGACGGCTTGAAGTGCGCGATCGCATCGCAGGAGCCGGAGCCACTACCACGGCTGCAGGGCTGGCAATGGGTGCGCCAGTGATGGCGGCAGTAAAAAGCTATACCAGCATGGAAGATGCCATGAAAGGTGTGGCAAAGCAGGTCAATGGTCTGCGTGACGATAATGGCAACCGCACTGCACGTTTTTATGAAATGCAGGATGCCATCAAGGCTGCCAGCGAACAGTTGCCGATGGAAAACGGTGCGGTGGACTTCGCTGCACTGGTTGAAGGTGGTGCGCGCATGAACGTCGCAAACCCTGACGACAGTTGGGAAGACCAGAAACGTGACCTGCTGGCCTTCGCCAGTACGGCAGCAAAGGCGGCAACAGCCTTTGAGCTGCCAGCGGATGAACTGTCAGAAAGTCTGGGGAAAATCGCCCAGCTCTACAAAATACCTACCCGCAATATTGAACAGCTCGGCGATGCGCTGAACTATCTGGATGATAACGCCATGTCGAAAGGGGCGGACATCATTGATGTGATGCAACGTCTGGGCGGTGTGGCTGACCGTCTGGATTATCGTAAAGCGGCGGCACTGGGTTCCACCTTTCTGACACTGGGTGCTGCGCCGGAGGTTGCAGCCAGTGCAGCAAACGCGATGGTGCGTGAATTGTCCATTGCCACCATGCAAAGCAAGAGTTTCTTTGAAGGGATGAATCTGCTGAAACTCAATCCTGAAGTGATTGAAAAGCAGATGACGAAGGATGCGATGGGAACTATCCAGCGTGTGCTGGAGAAGGTGAACGCACTGCCGCAGGACAAGCGTCTGTCTGCCATGACCATGTTGTTTGGTAAAGAGTTTGGTGATGATGCAGCGAAACTGGCGAACAACCTTCCGGAACTGCAGCGCCAGCTAAAACTGACAGCGGGCAATGATGCGCTCGGTTCCATGCAGAAAGAATCCGACATCAACAAAGACTCACTTTCCGCTCAGTGGTTGCTGGTCAAAACCGGAGCGCAGAACACCTTCAGCAGCCTGGGCGAAACGCTGCGCCAGCCGCTGATGGATATTCTGTACACGGTGAAAAGCATTACGGGGGCGTTGCGCCGCTGGGTGGAAGCTAACCCGGAACTGACAGGCACACTGATGAAAGTAGCGGCTGTTGTGGCTGCGGTTACCGTAGGCCTCGGCACCTTAGCGGTGGCGCTGGCTGCAGTGCTGGGGCCGCTGGCAGTGATCCGTCTGGGATTCTCTGTGCTGGGTATCAAAACGTTACCTTCCGTTACGGCAGCAGTAACTCGAACCAGCAACGCGTTGTCCTGGCTGGCTGGCGCTCCACTGGCACTGCTGCGACGCGGGCTTGCTTCATCGGGCAACGCCGCAGGTTTACTTACTGCGCCGTTGTCGTCTTTGCGCCGCACGGCATCACTGACGGGAAATGTCCTGAAAACTGTAGCAGGTGCGCCAGTTGCACTTTTGCGGTCTGGATTATCCGGTTTACGTGCTGTTGCTGTGATGTTTATGAATCCTCTGGCGGTACTGCGCGGTGGACTGGCCGCCGCAGGCTCGGTGCTGCGAGTACTGGCATCTGGTCCACTGGCGATGCTGCGCGTTGCCCTGTATGCCGTATCTGGTCTGTTAGGTGCTCTGCTCAGTCCGATAGGTCTTGTGGTTACTGCACTGGCGGGCGTGGCGCTGGTTGTCTGGAAATACTGGCAACCCATCACCGCATTTCTCGGTGGCGTGGTGGAAGGATTCAAAGCGGCGGCAGGTTCCGTCAGTGAAGCATTCGAACCGCTTAAGCCCGTGTTCCAGTGGATTGGCGACAAAGTACAGGCGCTGTGGGACTGGTTTACTGATCTGCTGACGCCTGTTAAGTCGACCTCTGCCGAACTGCAGAGTGCAGCGGCAATGGGGCGACGATTCGGGGAGGCACTGGCGGAAGGGCTGAATATGGTCATGCATCCGCTGGACTCCCTGAAATCCGGCGTTTCCTGGTTGCTTGATAAACTCGGCATTGTCAGTAAAGAGGCTGCAAAGGCGAAACTGCCGGAAAGCGTGACGCGTCAGCAACCTGCGACGGTGAATGCAGACGGTAAAGTGATGATGCCATCGGGTGGTTTTCCGTCATGGGGATATGGCTTTGCGGGGATGTATGACAGCGGCGGCTATATCCCGCGCGGGCAGTTCGGCATTGTCGGTGAAAACGGGCCTGAAATTGTCAACGGTCCGGCAAACGTGACCAGCCGGAGAAATACAGCTGCACTGGCTGCGGTTGTCGCCGGAATGATGGGCGTTGCTGCCGCGCCAGCAGAGCTTCCACCGTTACATCCTTTGGCGCTTCCCGCGAAAGGCGGCGAAGCGATGGTGAGTCGCGCAGCTACAGTGCCGCCCGTTCACCGGATTGAGGCACCGACGCAGATCATCATCCAGACGCAGCCAGGACAAAGTGCGCAGGATATTGCGCGGGAGGTGGCACGCCAGCTTGATGAACGTGAACGCAGGCTGAAGGCAAAAGCCAGGAGTAACTACAGCGATCAGGGGGGATACGACGCATGATGATGGTGCTGGGATTGTACGTGTTTATGCTGCGCACCGTGCCGTATCAGGAGCTGCAGTATCAACGCAGCTGGCGACATGCGGCAAACAGCCGGGTAAACCGACGTCCGTCCACGCAGTTTCTGGGACCGGACAACGACATGCTGACGCTTTCCGGTGTTCTTATGCCGGAGATAACAGGTGGCAGGCTGTCGTTGCTGGCACTGGAGCAGATGGCAGAACAGGGGAAAGCATGGCCCCTGATTGAAGGCAGCGGCACGATTTATGGCATGTATGTGATTGAGGGACTGAATCAGACTAAAACGGAGTTTTTCCGCGACGGTATGCCGCGCCGGATTGAATTCACCCTGTCGCTCAAACGGGTGGATGAATCCCTGTCCGATATGTTCGGTGATCTCAGTGTGCAACTGAATAATCTGCAGGAAACGGCAACATCTGCCTTAAGCGATATAAGTAAAACGGTGGGAGGGCTGCTGTCGTGAATTTCAGCTCTGAGCTGCTTAACAAAGGCAACAAAACTCCGGCATTCAGCATCAGTATTGAGGGCAGGGATATCACCACTGTGCTGGATAACCGCCTGATGAGTCTGACGCTGACGGACAATCGGGGCTTTGAGGCAGACCAGCTTGATCTGGAGCTGGACGACGCTGACGGAAAAATCGTGCTGCCGCGCCGTGGTGCGGTCATTACGCTGGCGCTGGGCTGGAAGGGGCAGCCGCTTTTCCCTAAAGGGGCATTCACGGTGGACGAGATTGAACACACTGGCGCACCGGACCGCCTGACTATCCGGGCGCGAAGTGCTGATTTTCGGGAAACGCTGAATACCCGTCGTGAAAAGTCGTGGCACAAGACCACCGTCGGGGAAGTGGTGAAGGAAATAGCCGCGCGGCACAAGCTGAAGGTGGCACTGGGTAAAGACCTGTCGGATAAGCCCGTGGAACATATAGACCAGACCAATGAGAGTGACGGCAGTTTTCTGATGCGGCTGGCGCGCCAGTACGGTGCTATTGCGTCGGTGAAAAATGGCAATCTGTTATTCATCCGGCAGGGACAGGGCAAAAGCGCCAGCGGTAAACCTCTGCCGGTGATCACTATCACACGCAAGGACGGCGACAGTCACCGCTTTACCCTGGCAGATCGCGGAGCCTATACGGGCGTAATTGCCAGTTGGTTGCATACCCGCGAACCCGCGAAGAAAGAAAGCACCACGGTGAAGCGTAAGCGCAGAACTAAGAAGCAGAAGAAAGAGCCAGAAGCGAAGCAGGGCGATTACCTGGTGGGTACGGATGAAAACGTGCTGGTACTTAATCGCACTTATGCCAACCGGAGCAACGCCGAACGAGCGGCGAAAATGCAGTGGGAACGCCTGCAACGCGGCGTTGCGTCATTCTCGTTACAACTGGCAGAAGGGCGGGCAGATCTCTACACGGAAATGCCAGTGAAAGTCAGTGGATTTAAACAGCCGATAGATGATGCGGAATGGACTATTACCACCCTGACGCATACTGTCAGCCCGGATAACGGTTTTACGACCAGTCTGGAGCTTGAAGTGAGGATTGATGATTTCGAAATGGAGTGATTCTTCGCAATGGAGAACTTTTAAGTTTGCAAAATGGAATAATACGGTATCATTATTGTGAATTTAGCAAAAATGGGGAGAGCTCGAAAAATGATGATTTGCCCACTGTGTGGAAGTGCTGCCCATACTCGCAGCAGTTTTCAGGTATCTTCATTGACCAAAGAGCGTTACAACCAGTGCCAGAACATTAACTGCAGCCACACTTTTGTTACCCATGAAACTTTTGTTCGTTCGATTGCAACGCCAAAAGAGTCAAATCCGGTTCAGCCGCATCCAATGAAATCAGGACAGGTGGCGCTCTCTCTTTGACGCTGCCGCCATTTTGTCGCCATCATTAAAAAGCAATGCTTCTAACATCATGATTTTAAACGGCATAAAAATCAGGCAACAAAAAACCCATCAACCTTGAACCGAAATGGCGGGGTTGATGGGCTCCACAAAATGGGGACATCAAAGAAAAGCAGTGGCACTAATTAAGACTGATGCCCTGCGGAAAAGTTCTGCGGTTGTGCAAAAAAATTTCATTTTCAGGGCAACTTCAGTTTTATCCTAATCCTGGCCATACCATGACGATGATTGTCCCTGCCAGCGTCAGCAGGACGTTGGCGATTGCGTAGGTGCCCGCATAGCCCAGCGCAGGGATGTTACTGCGAGCTGTATCACTGATGATCTCCATTGCCGGCGCGCAGGTGCGTGCGCCCATCATTGCGCCGAACAACAGTGCGCGGTTCATTCGCAATACATAAGCACCGAACAAGAAACAGATAACCACGGGCACAAGACTGACAATTAATCCGGCAATCAACATCTGACCGCCAATCGCGCCCAGGCCGTTATTAATACCGCTACCGGCGCTCAGACCAACGCCTGCCATAAACACCATCAAGCCGAACTCTTTCACCATGCTTAATGCACCTTGCGGAATGTAACCGAAGGTCGGGTGGTTAGCACGCATAAAGCCCAGCATAATTCCGGCGAATAACAACCCGGCAGCGTTCCCCATGCCGAAACTGAATGTGCTGAACTGGAAGGTGATCATCCCGATCATCAGCCCAATAACAAAGAAGGCGCAAAATGCCAGCAGGTCAGTGACCTGGCTGTGAATCGAGATAAAGCCGATGCGATCGGCGATGGTTTTTACGCGACGGGCATCACCGCTGACTTGTAAAACGTCACCTTTGTTAAGCACGACGTTGTCATCTATCGGCATCTCAATCTGGCTACGAATGACGCGGTTAAGGAAGCAACCGTGATCGGTCAACTTCAGTTGTGCGAGACGTTTACCTACAGCGTTATGGTTTTTAACGACCACTTCTTCAGTGACGATACGCATGTCGAGAAGGTCACGATCGAAAACTTCTTTACCGTTACGGAAGCTGGGATCGAGTCGGGCATGGGCGTCGGGATAGCCTACCAACGCTATTTCATCGCCCATTTGTAGCACGGCATCACCGTCTGGATTTGCCAGAATCCCGTTACGTCGAATACGTTCAATGTAGCAGCCGGTTTGTCGATAAATACCCAGTTCACGCAGATTTTTGCCGTCGGTCCAGGCCACCAGCTCCGGGCCGACGCGATAGGCGCGGATCACCGGTAAATAAACCTTACGGTTGGCATCAGTGTCCAGGCCACGTTCGCGGGCGATTTGCTGGGCGCTGGTCTGTAAGTCCTGATGCTGCAATTTCGGCAAGTAACGCGCACCAACAATCAAACTCACCAGACCGATTAAATAGGTTAAGGCATACCCGAGGCTCAGATTATCCAGTGCCAGTGAGAGCTGCCTGCTTTCCATGCCGGAATGACGCAGTGTATCGCCAGCACCGACCAGAACCGGTGTCGACGTCATAGAGCCTGCTAACATACCGGCCGTCAGGCCAATATCCCAGCCAAACAGCTTACCTAACCCTAAGGCGATCACCAGCGCACTGCCAACCATCACCAGTGCTAACATTAGGTAATTTTTCCCATCGCGAAAAAAAATGGAAAAAAAGTTCGGTCCGGCTTCGACCCCGACGCAGAAAATAAACAGCATAAAGCCAAGATTAAGCGCATCGGTGTTAATGCTGAAATGTTGTTGGCCTAATAACAGCGATACGACTAAAACGCCAATGGAATTACCCAGTTGGATCGAACCAAGTCGTAACTTTCCGAGACATAGCCCAAGCGCGAGGACCACAAATAATAACAGAATGTAATTCCCATTTAACAATTCGGCGACGTTTATATTCACGGAGGCTAACTTCTTGTTTACTAGTAAGCTGTTGAAAGAAATGGTAATTTACGATAATGTTTTTTACCAGAATTCAGGGCGCAGATTCATTCAGCGCACCTAAACGATAGTAAAGTAACAATATATTTTACTAGTGTAATCACATTAGGTATCAACGGCTATATGAATTGCGTTGGCCTATATTAGCATGGAATGCGAAGCGGCTTTATCTTACTGAACGCCACACTGGCGAAAAATGTGTTCGATAGACGCAGTGTCAGGAGGAACGAGTGAAACATAAACAACGTTGGGCGGGGGCAATCTGCTGTTTTGTCCTCTTCATTGTGGTGTGCCTTTTTCTGGCGACGCACATGAAAGGCGCTTTTCGGGCTGCCGGGCATCCTGAAATCGGCTTGCTATTTTTCATTCTTCCTGGAGCAGTCGCCAGCTTCTTTTCACAGCGTAGAGAAGTCCTGAAACCTCTATTTGGCGCAATGCTGGCGGCACCCTGTTCAATGCTCATTATGCGGCTGTTTTTTTCACCGACGCGCTCATTCTGGCAAGAGCTGGCATGGTTACTAAGCGCGGTGTTCTGGTGTGCGCTGGGGGCACTGTGTTTCTTATTTATCAGTAGTTTGTTTAAACCACAGCACAGAAAAAATCAGTAAAGCCCTCAACGCGAGGGCTTGTCAGACGATCAGGCGTCCAGATTTTCTTTCACCCATGCAGCAAAATCGGTATAGCCGCCGATATGTTGCTGATCGACAAAAATCTGCGGCACGGTTTCTACGGGTTTACCTGCCTTTTGTTGTAGATCTTCTTTAGTGATCCCTTCCGCACGAATATCTACATACTGATACTGAAAATCATCGCGTTCATTGCTCAATTTCTCAGCCAGATCTTTTGCACGCACACAGTAAGGGCAACCCGAACGACCAAAAATAACGGTTTGCAT